TAGAGCGCAAAAACATAATCGACTTTATTGGTACCCTCTCAAAGGGTTATGACAGATTCAAAAGTGAAATAGAACGAGCAGCCGTTGACGGCGCTTACATTGTGGTTGTTGTAGAGTGTAGTTACAACGCCGCAAACAACTTCAACAAAATGAGGGTCATTAGAAACAAGGTCAAGGCCACGCCCGAATTTATATTCCACAGACTCAGAGAGCTTTGTCAATCGTACCATAATGTTCAATTCCTTTTTGTAAAAGACAGAAAAGAAAGCTCAGACAAAATAAAAAAGATACTAACTTCCAATGGCAAGTGTCGAAAAGCCGATTTACAATATTTGTACGACACCAAACAATTTTAATGTGGTATAGTCCAGAAAAATATAAAATCGAGGTTCCGAATTTAAATTCGGACCTTTTGCGTTTGTCTGGAGAGCTTGACGACAAGGAGGCTAAAATTAGCCTTGCCAAGTTTTTGAGAAACAACATTAGTTTTACAGTCGAACTGTTGACTGGAATCAAGCTGGCTCCGTTTCAGGAGGTTCTGCTCAAAGGAATGCTGAATCGCAACTTTAGCATGTTGGTTCTGGGTCGTGGTAGCGGCAAAACTTTTATATCTGCCGTGTATTGTATTTTACAATGCATATTTGAGCCGGGAACAAAAATCATAGTTGCTGGGCCTACGTTTCGTACTGCTAGATTTATTTTTAATAATATTGAAAAAATTTGTGAAAGCAAAGGCGCGGAACTCTTAAATCAAGCTTTTGGAATCAAAACCAAAAGAAACGACGCATTTGAATGGAAGATCAACAATGGAACAATTACAGCTATTCCTTTATCCGGTGAAAAAATTCGTGGTTATCGCGCTAATATTCTTGTTCTTGACGAGTATCTGCTGCTACCAGAGGAGACCATCAAGACGGTACTTATGCCCTTCTTGGTCGCTCCGCAGAATATGGCAGAGCGAATGAAGATTCGCGAGATCGAAGACAAGCTGATCAGAGACGGCAAAATGGACGAAAGCGAAAGAATGAACTTTGAAAACAATTCAAAGATGGTTGCTCTTTCTTCGGCTAGTTATACTTTTGAAAATTTATATAAAACATATCAAGATTGGACAAATCAAATTTATTCGGAAAAATTCTCTGACGAAGTAAACAAGACCAGCTACTTTATTGCTCAAATGAGTTACGAAGCTTTGCCAGAACACATGGTGGATCAAACCGTAATTCAAGAAGCAAAAGACGGTGGTCAAAGCAATTCTTCTTTTCAGCGAGAATATTGCGCCCAATTTACAGACGGATCTGACAGTTACTTCAGCGCCAAGAAAATGTATAGCTGCACCATACCCGATGGACAACAGCCTTCGACTCAGATAGTCGGCAATCCAGATTCCAAGTATATTCTTGGAATTGACCCCTCATTTTCTAATAGTCCCAGTTCTGACTATTTTGCAATGTCTTTATTGGAGGTAGATGAAGAAACTAAAACGGGAACTTTGGTTAACACTTATGCAGTTGCGGGAGGAGATTTAAAAGATCATATCAAGTATTTATACCACATTATAAGCAACTTTAACGTTATAATGGTGTGTATTGATAACGCTGGCTATCAATTTATAGATTCCGCAAACGAAAGCGAACTGTTTATTGATGATAAAATTAATTTAAAATTCTTTGATTTTGATAGTGACGCCGAAGACTCTGAAAAACAAAAAATGCTCAGAAAAGCTAGAAATGCTTACAATCTGCAAGACGGAACAATTGTATTCAAGCAGTTGTTTACCTCCAAATACATAAGAAACGCCAATGAGTATTTGCAAGCTTGTATTGACCACAAGAAGATTTGGTTTGCCTCCAAGACTTGCGCTGACGGATCTGCCTTCGACAGAACCATGACAAAAAAGGTAAACGTAGACTTGGTTCCGTTTGAAAGTAAATTAGATTATTTGGAGGCCCAAGACGATTTGATTTATCAAACCAAAAAGCAGTGCGCGTTGGTTGAAGTCAAAACCACAGCAAAGGGAACTCAAACTTTTGATTTGCCCCAACATCTAAAAAGATCCACAAGCGCCAACAAAGCAAGAAAAGATAATTACACAACTCTGATGTTGTCAAATTGGGCAGTGAAATCTTATTACGAGCTGATTCAAGCTCCAAAGGAAGAAAATAATACTTTTGTTCCCATATTTATTTAAAATAGGTGTAAAAATCATAGACGGCAAAAGGTTATGGCTAGAAATTACATTAAATTAAAGCAGTTAGAGCCTACAGGCTTGGCATCACTGGTAAGAACGTCAGAGACTGGCGATTTTCTTACTACTGGTAATTATTCTGGCTATGCCGAAAGCACATTTTATACTAGGGCAAATCCTAGTGGCTATGTAAGAGCCGCAGAAACTGGCATTCTTGCTAGTGACGCAGATAGCACTTCAAGAGGAACTGGTTGGGTAAACGCCAATTATGTTAGCAGATCTGAATCCGGCGCATTTTACGAAGCCTCCAATCCTAGCGGTTATGTACGAGCAGTAGAAACCGGAATTTTAGCTGGCACAGGCACGGGGGTTGCCGAAAGTACTGGTTGGGTAAATGCCAACTATGTAGCAAGAACTGAAACTGGTATTCTTGCTGGAACTGGTACGGGAGTTGGTCAGGGTACTGGTTGGGTAGATGCAAATTTTTATCCCAGAAGCAATCCGAGTGGATACAATGGAGTAGTTTTAGTTTCTAATGGCGAACCTTCTACGTTCGATACAACTGGGAATCTTTGGCTTGACACATCTACTAATTGTAGTCCCACTTTAAAAGCTTATGATAGGTGTGATGAAGCATGGTCCCCAGCCTTGACAATTGGCACCCTTACTCAGGTTATTTTTAATCCTCATCACGCTCTGACAGACGGCAATTTTCATAATTTTAATGATGGAGACGCTGAAGATACGCTAAGTCTTTCTGTCGATGGTCATCCAGATGCAGCTATTTATTATACTTCAGGAACCGGGGCAGTTCTTGCAGATATTACTGTAAGTGATCCAGACACCGGCTCTGCTTTATACGATACAAACATTAAAATACCAACACCAACTGGAAATGGAGTATTTTACGTTTTCAAAGCCAAAGCATATTTAAGTTACTACAATTCTAGCAGCGTTCAGTCTGGATCTTATTTTGCTACAGAGAGATTTCCACTTGTAGAATTTACTCCTAGAAATTACCCATCTGATTCTTTAGGATCGGTAACTTTGGAAGTGCCGGGATACAGCGGCGAATCAAAAGTTTATTATACTTTACAAACTGGCGAAAGAACTACTGTAGAAGGAACGGCAGCTACGCCCACTACAACCGTTTTTACTGGTCAAGGGATTTCTCCTCTTAGTGTTGATACCAGTACTTTAACGGGTGTTTCTTACAACATCAAAGCTATCGCTGCTAACAATCCTTCGTCGTCTACGTCAAAAAGGACTTCTTTAGTTTCCTCTTCTTCGTATCATGTAGAAAGGTATGGTGGTAACCCAAGTTTACCTTCAATTACCCTTTCTCCAACTACGGGGTCTTTTCATTTCTTTCCTTTGCAGGTTACTCCCAGCATCGTGGGTCACCCATTGACTGGAGGAACTGTATTTTATTATACTACGGATGGTTCCGAACCTACCATCAATTCTGATCAATTACATTCTGGCAGCACAGAGTCTTACATTACTTTGAACGATAGCGTTGGAGCTAGCGATCCAACGGTGAAAATTTTCGCTTCCAAGTATTTGTATGACGTTTCAAATACTTTAACTGGCTCATATCAAGTCCAAGCTCCGCAAATTTCTCCAGCAGATGGATCTTCCATAAGATTTGGTACAGGATTTAGCGGCATAAGTATTGTAGGTCCAACTGGTTTATTTTATGTTGTTGGTGATCCATCAACCGGAACAGTTCCAGAACCTATAGTAAATGCTTCTACTTTAGAGTTTTCTGGAAGAACTCAGCAGTACACTGGAGAATTTTTCTTGGATCACACGTTTACCAGCGGTCGAGTTATCGCCGTAGGATTGAATGGTTCAGTATTAACTGAAACCAGAACTGGCACGTTCTCCAAAAGGCTGGCGGCAGTTCCTACTTTAGACAGGGTTGACGGATCTACGATTTCTGGTCAGGGCGAAACTTTAACTCTGACAGCTTCAGATGTTGATGTTGATTTTCATTTTACAAGTGGATCTTCTCCTTCTGATCCAACCACTGGAAGCACTTTGATTGATGCTTCCAACAGCGGAACTTCAAGTACTGGAGCTTTAACTATATTTCCTTCTGATTATAAATTTATCAGCGCGGGAACTGGTTTACAAAATTCAGCGGTTGTTAGCGCAACCTATAACGAACTTATTGGCTCTACTGATGACATTACTTTTAGCCCCGACAATGGTTCTACTTTAGATTTTTCTGGATCTTCAATTACCATTAACATTGCAAATGGGTTTAGCGGGTTTGTAACCACTGGACTGTCTACTCCAGAAGATCCAATTATCACTGGTGATTCTAACTTAGAAAACTATGCTGCATCTGGTTCAAATTCTGCGTCTGGTATAGCTAGCGGTACCACTATCAATACTCCACTAAACGACTCGACAAGTGCAGCTACTCTCACAATCAAGGTGGTTAGTGTTAAAAACGGATACAAGCCGTCGCCTGTTAAAAATTCTGTTTACTTCAAACAAAGAGCAGCCGCAATTACTATCGATCCGCTTGGAGTTATTTCTTCTTTGGGCGAGTCAGTCACATTGTCAAGCACTTACAGTCCGATAGAATATTATATTGAAACTGGGGCTAGTTGTAGCGTTTCTGAACCTACCACAAGTAGCTCTGGATACTTTGCTAACTATGGAGAGTCTTTAACTTTAAATGCTGGAAATGAGATAAAAGCATTTGCTTGGAGAAGTGGGTTTAGAGCCAGTGCTACAGCTTCAACCGCTTATGAGACTGGTCAAGAAACCAACAATATTTCTCTTGCTCCAGATTCTGGTGCTACCATTAGGTTTGGTGCTAGCGGAGTTACGTTTAGTATCACTTCGGGTTCAACTGGATATTTTACAACTGGCATTGGTTCATTACCAGAAGATCCCAAGGTTACTGGAGACGAAACTCTAGGTAACTTTAATGTATCTGGAGCAAACACTGCACAAGCTTATTCTTCTGCTGTGACTTTTCCTTATACAAATGAATCTGCTCAAGAAACTGGACACATCAAATACTTGATGGTTACTCCCGGTTATTCTCCTTCTGATGTTAAACTCGCGAGTTATACAAAAAGAAAAGCTACAGATCCAACGTTAAATCCCACAGGCGGTTCTGTAAATGCAACCGGACAGTCGTTGTCAATAACAACAACTGATAGTGACGTAGATTTCCACATAGAAAGCGGAGCCACTGTTGCTTCTGTTTCAACACCAACCACTGGAAGCTCTGGATTTGTCAGAGACTTTTCTTCTACGTTGAATGTGCGCCCAACTGGTGATTTGAAAGTGCTTACTTGGGGCAGTGGACTGATTCCGTCTGATGTTGTATCTGCTGATTACGATTATCAAACGGCAGAAAATGTTTTAACGTTTAGTCCTTCCGACTCTTCTTCTCCGTATAACTTTGACAGCCTAACTGTAATTGTAAACAATATACCGTCTAATTCTGTAGTATTTTTAACCACGGGCAATCAAGCCACATTCTCAGATTTGGAAGATCCGAAAATTACTGGCAACGAAGAATTTAGTGCGTTTGGTGTTAGTGGTTCTAATTCAGCTTTTGCTTATGATGTGACGAATGGTTTTGATGCTCCAGATACTGGAGATTTTAAACTCAACATAAAAGCCGTAGTTGCGACAACTGGTAAGTTAATTTCTACAACCTCTGGCATACAATATTCAAACCAGCTACTTCCTGTAATTTCTGCTCAAGATGTAAGCGGCGTAACACCGGCTTACCCAGATGGCAGTTATGACGTTGTCCAAGGGGAAACTTTTAGGTTCAGAGTATCTGGTAGTGCAGGATCTTCTCCTACCGTTTCTTGGTTTAGATCTGGCTCTGCTGGAGAAGAAGCTGTTTCAAACGATACATATCATTCGATTACTACCACTACGCCAACTACTCAAGTAACCTTTAGTATTCTTGATGTTACCGGCGCTGCCGATAATACCAAACCCACTTACTATGCAAAAATTAGCAACGCTGTTGGAACTGTAACTGGCGACCAAACCACCGTCAAGTTTTATGATTCTAGAATTGCTGATCCTACTTTTAACGTTCCTTCTGGATCTAAAATTGCAGACAACGGATCTAACTTTGATATCACGACAATTACAGGTGGAGCATCAAACGCTTTAACATTCGTCAAAACTGACAGAACCTTAAGTCTAGCTTCCTTGCCTGATCCTGATGGAAGATTTGCTTGGGAAAGAGGACCAGAAGGATATTATGCTAGTCCTTTTCAATTTTTTAGC